TAAGTCTATATACGTGTGGATACCAAGTTGGTGAAAAGCCTTCTGCGGCTCTATTAATATCTTCAATAACATAAAAACGTTTTAGTGCTACACTAAAATCATTCATTGCATATTCATCTTTTAAATGAGGAAGTTCTATAACATCGCCGGGCATAAGTTTACGCCCAACTGTTTGTACTGACGTATTAATATGTACAGTCATAAACAATGTATCATTACTTAAGAACAAACCAAATTGGCTTAGATCAAAGTCAATGTCCTGTACATTGTAAATACCTCTGATAGTGTAGATGTCTTTATCATACTTTCTATCTCTATTTTCTAAAAACAACATATCTTGGATCTGTGTATGATCCTTTTCTGTTGTTCCGTCATTCGTACCGATATACTTATGGACAAACAGGTCTGTCCCTCCAATATCGAACATTTCATTTATCTGGCGGTCTAAGAATTGAAAGTCTTTTCCGCGTTCTGGTTTATATAAACTTAACTTTGGCATATACATATTTATCGTAACGATAGTAACTACGATAAATACTATGACGGAGAAACTATAATGGCAGTTAACCAAACACAAAAACAAGCAATATTTGACTATGTAAACGCCTTTCTGGGCGGCGGTATGGTTGATGTAGAACTGGATCCAATCCACTACGAAACTGCTTTATCTAAAGCACTTAGTAAATTTAGACAAAGGTCTGATAATTCAGTTGAAGAATCTTACTTGTTTATGCCCACTGTAGTTGATCAAAACGAATATGTACTACCAAATGAAGTAGTTGAAGTACGTAAACTGTTTCGCAGAAGCATTGGTTCAAGACCTGCTACATCTGCATCAGGTGGTCCTATCTTTACTACATCACATGTTGCTACAGTTTCAAAAAATCAAACATTTGCTACAAACTATAATTTAAATTCTATTGCAACTGTTGTTGTAAAAGTAAATGGTGAAGCAACTACTGATTATGCAATTGATTACGTAACTAGAACAATAACTTTTAACTCTGCACTAGCAGTTGGTGCTGTTGTTGGAATAGAATTATATGAATCAGGAGAAGCAGGCGGCGGATCATTGTTTGAACCGTTTAACTTAGCATACACAAATGCATACCTATTATCAAGTTCAAACATGGGCGGACTAGCAACATACGATATGTTTAGTCAGTACCAAGAATTAGTAGGCAGAATGTTTGGTTCGTTTATAGAATTTAAATGGAATACTACAAGTAAAAAATTAACATTACTACAACGTCCAAGAGCCGAAGAAGAAATATTAATTTACGCATACAACCATAGACCAGATAGTGAACTACTTAGTGACTATCTTGCCAATCAATGGATCAAAGATTATACACTAGCAAGTTGCAAATACATGCTAGGCGAAGCACGTAGTAAATTTGCTACAATCGCAGGACCACAAGGCGGTTCAGCACTTAACGGTGATGCATTAAAAGCAGAGGCCGCGGCTGAAATGGAAAAACTTGAAATGGATGTAATTAACCAAGTTGCTGGTGGCGTAGGTTACGGATTCACAATAGGCTAAAAACCCCCCAAGTTAACGCTAACGATTTTGGTTCCTTGTAAATACAATATGTAACAAGGAGAAGTCATGTGTTCACCATTTGTACGTAAAGAGGCTAACCGTCTTAACTGGTTAATTAAAGGAAAACTTATTGATAGATCCTGGAGCGATCAAGAAGTTGAAAGAACCTACGATTCATATTTTAAAAGACTTTGGGGCAATAACGAAAGAGCACAATACGGCGCTACAGGTTTTGAAGCCGCATATAAAGCTCGTGAAGCTGAAATATTATCAGAAGAAATGAAGTCAGTTGCCAATTTAGGTTACGATTAAGGTTGACAAGCACTAATATAGAGTATATACTTTAAAGATACTTAAAGGAGTTTATATTAGTGTTACCTAAATTACTAGTTGTTGGGCATGGTCGTCACGGCAAAGATACTGTATGTGAAATGTTAGAAGCATACGGATATACATTTCAATCATCAAGTAAATTTTGTTCAGAACTTTTTATCTATAATGATTTGAAAGATCAGTACGGATACGCTGACGAAGAAGAGTGCTATGCAGATAGGCATAACCATCGTACTGAATGGTATGATATGATACACAACTATTGTAGCAAAGACTTGGCTCGTTTAGGGCGTAACTTATTTGATCAACATGATATCTACTGTGGACTGCGTAACAAGCGTGAATTCTTTGCAATGCAAAATGAACAAATATTTGACCACGCTATTTGGGTAGATAGAACAGATCATTTGCCTTTAGAAAATTATAAGTCTATGAGTATTGAACAATGGATGTGTGACTACACTATTGATAATAATGGCACACTAGATAGGCTACAAAAAAATGTTGATGTGCTTATTAAAACAATATTTAAAAATCGGGGACTAAGTCACCCTGCTTCCACACAACTCCCTCTTTTTGCAGAATTCTCTGACAGTTAGCACATATTGTTTTTAAGTTTTGTGGACGGCAGTTTTCTAAATTTCCGTCTATATGAAACACATTAAATTGTTCTGAGTGTTTAGATTTATAATTACACTTCTCACAACTACTCTTTTTTTCATAACCTCTTTGTTTCCACTTAGGTATTCCGTGGCCTGCTCCATTACGTAAGCAACGCTCACACAATGATCTATAGTAAGTTCTATCATCTTTTTTATAGTTTATAGCCGCAGGACGCTGTCCGCATTTGCATAAAGGTCTCATACTGTATTTACCTCACCTTTTCGGTACCTTTTTTTAGGGTATATTACAGGTGAATTATTCTTAAACTGCTAAATAACTATAACAAAGACTCATTCATTATTAATAGGAGAAATATAATGGCACTAACATCACCAGGAGTACAGGTTAGCGTAGTAGACGAAAGTTTTTACACACCCGCTGAACCAGGTACAGTACCAATGATATTCGTTGCCACCGCCGCAAATAAAACAAATGGCGCTGGTACGGGTATTGCTCCAGGATCACTGAAAGCAAACGCAGGTAAGCCTTACTTACTAACATCACAGCGTGACCTTACAGAGACATTTGGAGACCCAGTATTTTATACTGATACAAATAACAATCCAATACATGCAGGCGAACTTAACGAATATGGTTTGCAAGCGGCTTACTCATTATTAGGTGTAAGCAACAGAGCATTTATTGTAAGAGCAGATGTTGACTTAGGCGCTTTACAAGCAACAGCAGATGCCCCAAGCGGTGCACCAGCAGATGGCGCACTTTGGACAGATACTGCATCAACAGCATTTGGTATTTTTGAATGGAATGGTGCGGCAGCATCGACAACAGGCGGACAGAGCTTTGCAGTTAAAACTCCTATTGTAATAACAGACGCAACAAAAACAAGCGGCTCAACTCCATATACACCAAAAGGTTCAGTAGGCGCAATAGGCGACTATGCTATAACTGCTGGCTTATCAACAATTTACAGAGTATGGTACAAAAACACTTCAGGTAACTGGGTACAAGTTGGTTCATCTACATGGACAGGAACTACACCAAGTGCAACTGGATCAGTTGTTGTAACAGGCGGTACAACATTATTAGATTCCGATACTTTAGTACTTGATATAGGTGGTTCTAACTATACACTAACAGCGGCGACCAGCGGTGGATCAGCTACTTCATTAGATGATATAGTTTCAAACAGTAACACAGTACTTTCAGGTACAGGTGTTAGTGTAGCAAACCTTAACAGTCAATTAGTAATTTACAATGATGGTTCAGTAGACACACAAATTACTCTTGCAGAAGGTGCTGGTTCTCCAGGACTTGCAGAGAAATTAGGCTTTACAGTTGGAAACTTTGATATTCCAGCATTAGCAATTGATCCACATACAAGTGTTCCACAATGGAAGTCAACAGGCTCAGGTCAAGTTGCTCGTCCAAGTGGAAGTGTATGGCTAAAAACTACAGAACCAAACAGTGGTGCAAGATGGAGAGTAAAATCTTACAATGCAGACACAGCACTTTGGGACTTAGTAGACGCACCAATATACGCTTCAAATCAAAGTGCATTATATGCATTAGATAAAGCAGGCGGCGGCGCTAACTTAGCAAAAGACGCATTGTACGTACAATCTAACTTTACAGAAGCATCAAGCAAATTAGGTGATTTTGTATTATTTAAAAGAGCGGCGGCAGGTGCAACTACAATTAAAACTGCAGAAATAGCAACTCAACTTTCAGCAGTTGCATATACATTTAAAATAGCAGAAAGTGTTGTAGGTAGTGCGGCATTAGCAACAGCAAGAGAAGTAGCATTTACTGCAACAGGTGCAAGTACTGACGCCGACGAAATGGCAGACGGTATTAACAGCGCAGGCTTTACTAATATTGTTGCTTCAGTAGATTCAACTAACAAAGTTGTAATTGAACACAAATTAGGTGGCGACTTTAGACTTGACAATGGTTCAGGTACAAGCCCACTTACATTAGTAGGTTTAACTAACGCGGCAACTAACGTATATGACGCTCCAACAGGTGATTCAACTAATGAACTAGTTGCTTCAAACTGGATGCCAGTAACATCAAGTGCTTCACAAGTGTACGTAGCATCAGCTAACGCACCAACAAGCACAACAGCAGATGGTACATTATGGTACAGCAGTGTTATTGACGAAGTTGACATGATGGTACACAATGGTACAACATGGGTTGGTTATAAAACATTATACGGTTCAAGTAACGGTACAACAGTATCAGCAACACAACCAAGTACTCCAGCAGATCAGGATCTTTGGGTTGACACATCAGACTTAGAAAACTATCCAACAATTTACCGTTGGAACAATGGTGCTCAAGAATGGCAGTTAGTTGACAAATCAGATCAAACTACTGAAGATGGTGTATTGTTTGCAGATGCACGTTATGGTACAACAGGCGGAACAACAACAGTTGCTCCAACAGGTACTATTACAGACTTATTAACAAGTGACTACTTAGACCCAGATGCTCCAGATCCAGCACTTTACCCACGTGGTATGCTACTTTGGAACACACGCAGAAGCGGCTTTAACGTTAAGAAATTTGTACGTAACGCAATTGATGTTACTGCTGATAACGCAAGAGCAGGTGATGCATCAATGGCAAGTTACTATCCACACAGATGGCAAACAGAGTCAGCTAACCAAGAAGATGGTTCAGGTAGCTTTGGACGTAAAGCACAGCGTAAAGTTGTTGTACAACAGTTACAGGCTACAATGAATAGTAACGATGACATTAGAGATGACGAATCAAGAATCTTTAACTTGATGGCAACTCCAGGTTATCCAGAGCTAATTGGCGAAATGGTTTCACTAAACTTTGATAGAGGATTAAGTGCATTCATCGTAGGTGATTCACCAGCAAGATTAACATCAGACGCTACTTCATTAAATGAATGGGGTCAGAACGTTGCATTAGCAGTTGAAGATAACGATGACGGACTTGTAAGCAGAGATGAATACTTAGGTGTATTTTATCCATGGGGCTTTACAAGCGACAACGCAGGTAACAATGTAGTTGTTCCACCAAGTCACATGATGCTAAGAACTATTGCGCTAAGTGACCAAGTTAGCTATCCATGGTTTGCACCAGCAGGTACAAGACGTGGCGGCATTACAAATGCTACAGCAACAGGGTTTATTGATAACGAAGGCGAATTTAATTCAATAGCATTAAACGAAGGACAACGTGATACACTTTATGCAGTAAGCGTTAACCCAATTACATTCATTAACGGCGCAGGCTTAGTTGCATATGGTCAAAAGACTCGTGCAAGAGGTGCAAGCTCATTAGATAGAATTAACGTAGCACGTTTGGTAATTTACTTACGTGGACAGTTAAACAAATTAGCTAAACCATATATCTTTGAACCAAATGATAAGATCACACGTGATCAGATCAAACAGGCCGCAGAGAGCTTATGTTTAGAGTTAGTTGGTGCAAGAGCATTATATGACTTCTTAGTTGTATGTGACGAAAGCAACAACACTCCAGCTAGAATTGATCGTAACGAGCTTTACTTAGATATAGCGATAGAACCAGTCAAAGCAGTAGAGTTTGTTTACATTCCACTACGTTTGAAAAATACTGGTGAGATAGCAGGCTTGTAAAGATGATAAATATATATAACAAATTAGGAGCAAAGTAAATGGCTATTTCATCATTATCAAAAATCACAGTTCCATTAGCTTCGGATGCAAGTAACTCTACCCAAGGGTTACTTATGCCAAAACTCCAGTATCGCTTTAGAGTGTCACTGGAAAACTTTGGTGTAAGTGCAGGCGAAGTTACTGAACTAACAAAACAGGTTCAGGATGTTACTAGACCAAACGTAAGCTTCGAGACAATGACTGTTGACGTATACAACTCAAGAGTTTATCTTGCAGGTAAACATACCTGGGAAGCTATTACACTTACTTTAAGAGACGATGCTACTGGTGCTGTACAAAAACTAGTTGGTGAACAACTACAAAGACAGTTCGATTTTATGGAACAGTCAAGTGCGGCAAGCGGAATTGATTATAAGTTTGTAACTAGAATTGAAATTCTAGACGGTGGTAACGGTAACTACGCACCAGAAACATTAGAAACTTTTGAACTATACGGTTGTTACTTAGAAAGTGCAAATTACAATTCATTAGCATACAGTGCTAACGAACCAGTAACAGTTGCATTAACAGTTAAGTACGACAATGCTATCCAAACATCAGGCGCAAGCGGTGGTGGAGTAGGTACTGCTATTGGAAGATCAGTAGCGGCTATAGCAAGTACAACTGGCGCAAGCTAAGTTACTTAATAGTACAACAAATTAGGATTAGGGGCTTCATTGCCCCTTTTTCATTTTATACGCAGTTAATAACATTGGATAAATATTAGTATGGCGAACATATTCAATGGATTCTTAGATAACTTAGTAAACGGCGCACTTAGTCCAAAGGGCGACATGGCCGACTATTCACATGCGGCACGTTTATTCACAGACGACAACTTTCGTTTAGCTCCCAAACAAAAGTTTCTATATCATGTAACACTTAATTTAAATGACAACGTAGTAAACAAAGTATTACCAGGTTGGGTTGGCAGACATACTAATGAAGTTAATATGCTTGTTAAAAGTGTAACTATGCCTAGTTATGATATAACAACTGAAACTAAGAACAAATACAATCGTAAAAAGAATGTACAAACACGTATAGATTATTCACCTGTAAATATTGTATTCCACGATGATAACAATAGCATAACAACACAGTTATGGACAGCATACTATAACTATATGTTTAGAGACGGTACATATGGTAGCAGAGATGGCGCAGGAGCACCAAATCAAAGTGCAAGACCATATGATAGATTTAATACGTACAAAGGTAGTACACAGAACGGTGACCGCTTTGGTTTAGATAACAATCAATACGAACCGTTTTTTACAAGTATACAAATATCACAGTTAGCAAGACATCAATATCTTACGCTAACATTAGTAAACCCAATTATTGAAAAATGGTCACACGATACACTTGATAATTCAGCAAGTGCTGAGCCTGTGCAGAATACAATGACAGTAGCATACGAAAGTGTATTTTATGCAGACGGTGCTGTTGTAGAAGGATCAACACCTAAAGGGTTTGCAACAGAACATTATGATTCAACACCTAGTCCAATTGCCGCAGGTAGTGGCGGAAGCCTATTTGGTAGCTCGGGTGTACTAGCAGGCGGTGTTAGTGTGCTAGGAGATTTAGCAGGCGGTAAAGCAGACTTAGGTACATTACTTACAGCGGCACGTACAGTTAAAAACGCTAAGAAACTTACTAAAGAAGGTTTGCGTAACGAAGCATATCAAGTTGCAGGACAAACTATTAGAACAGCAACAGGAACTAACGTAAGTGGACTTGCTAATACTAGTTTTCCAAAATCTGGTGGCAATG